AATCAAGCATTGGAATTAACTGGTGACTTACTCTCGCAAGACGATTGAAAACCCAAACGATAGGGTAATCCTTGAGCAAGCAGAAGCAAGGGAACTCTATCGCACTTGGGAGACAAACAAAGATAGAGACTTTGTGCGTGGTCGGCTAGAGAGAGCAGAAAGAATTTATGGCTCTGGTGCTAGAGATCGTATTCGTACCTACATGAACAGAATTAAGGATGGGACACTCGAATGAGATACGCAGCTAGGGTAGATGCTAACCAAGAACAGATAGTCTCAGCCTTGCGAGGTGCTGGCGCATACGTCTGGATTATTGGCCTACCTGTTGATCTGTTGGTTGGCTACAAAAACCACACCTTTCTGGTTGAGTTGAAATCAGGGCCTAGAAAGCGTTTAACCAAGCTACAAACCGACTTTTTCGAGAATTGGTCTGGAAGTACCTTGGCAAGAATAGATAGCCCAGAAGCGGCATTACGAATGATTGGAGTAGTCAAGTGAATCCTTACGAAATAACAGAGCCGACTTGCATTAGTTTTTCTGGTGGTAGAACTTCTGCTTTTATGCTCTACAAGGTTCTGCAGGCTCACCAGATGAGCCTACCAAGTGAAGCTAAAGTGATCTTTGCTAATACTGGCAAAGAAGAAGAAGCTACCCTAAAGTTTGTTAATGACTGCTCACAAAAATGGAATGTGCCAATTACTTGGCTTGAATATGTGGAGGTTGATGGTGAACACTCTTTTAAAGTTGTTGATTACCAAACAGCAAGCAGAAATGGTGAGCCTTTTGAGCAGATCATTAAGCATTTCAACAATGCGTTACCAAATGGTAGGGCTAGATACTGTTCAGCTAATCTAAAAACTAGGACTTTTTACAGATATTTAAAGTCTATTGGTTGGGAAGAATGGGAGTCTTTCCTAGGGATTCGTGCTGATGAGCCTAAACGAGTAGTCAAATTTAGGGCAAACCCTAACCCAGAGGGTAAGCATGAGACTGTGCATTTGCCTTTAGCGCAAGATGGAATTTCGTCTAAAGATGTAAGCAACTTCTGGAAACAACAAGATTTTGACTTAGGCCTACCAAACATCAACGGCAAAACAATGCATGGAAACTGTGATTTATGTATGTTGAAGCCTAAAGCACAGATTCTCAGCCTTATCCAAGAAAAGCCAGAAAGAGCATTGTGGTGGATTAAGCAAGAGGAAGAAGCCTCAAAAAGATGCGCTGGTGATGGGAAGTTCTTTGCCATTGACAGGCCTACTTATGCACAAATGTATAAATACGCAGCAGAGCAAACCGATATGTTTGACAAAAATGAGGAAGCTATTTCTTGCTTCTGTGGAGATTAAATGAAAGCACCTTACAAAGCCATTGAGTTTATTTTGGAGCAAGCCCCTCGTTTTGCCGAGGCAAAGGCTCAACGTGTGTATATCGAGAATTTCCTGAGAACAAAAAAAGCCCTGTTGATGAAAGTAGCTATGGCTAAAGGAATTGACTCTGGTGTAGCACAAGAGCGGGAGGCTTATGCACACCCAGAGTACCAAGAGCTATTGCTGGGCTTGCAGGTAGCTACCGAGCGTGAGGAGGCCCTTAAATGGAAACTGATTGCTGCCCAAATGAAGTCAGATATTTGGAGATCAGAGCAAGCAAGTGAGCGTCTTGGCGTAAAAACTACAGAGTAGGTATAAACACCTAGACAATTGTGTTTAGAAATCTATACAATCACAGACAGCCCAAGCAATTCGCAAGGGTACTTTTAAGGATTAAGAAATGCAATACAAATTTGACACAACTGTTGGTGAAGGCTCTGTAATCGTTACTGTCGTCATGGAGTACGAGCAAGACGAAGAAGGTATTTATAACGAGAACATCGAAGATGTGATCTACGAAAAGATTTCGCTGATGGGCATCTTTACTGCTGAACAGTACAAAGATTTAGAGATTGAAGGCTCTATGCGTCTTTCTAAGCACATCTTAGATGAGGCAGATCACGCTAAAACTGTTGACTATGACATGAGGTGCATCTAATGCTTTTAGGCTGCAAACCAAAAGAGCCAGATGCAAAGTGCAGTAACTGTAAAAGGCGGTTACTGCCTAACCCTGTCAACGTCAAGAATTCTAAAGACAAGGCTTGCATCTATGTACCTATATCTTTACAGGTGAAGACATGACGAATGATGAAATCATTAACTTGGCTATAGAAAATACCATTCATGGTTTGAAGTTTGATGAGGAAGGTTTATTACGCTTTGCCAAGCTGGTAGCTTCTGCCGAGCGTGAGGCGTGTGCAAAGTGGCTAGAAAATGTAGTGGATGCCCCAAATTGGGCTGATGTTATCCGAGCAAGGGGATGAGCATGACTGAATGGACTCCAGAAGAAGACGAGGCTTTCAACATGGTTGAACAAAACAGTAACCTTGGAAAGCAGATATTGAGAGCAAACAAATCTAGTGGCATGGACTGTTGCACTTACGACTGTACCCAAGGCAGGAACTGTCCAGTACGCAATAAGACGCTAGATGAGGTTGCCCATGAGTTCAGTTTAATGAAGTCATTTGGTGATACTGCACAGAGTTTCGCTGCTTTTGTAAGGGGTATGAAAAAATGAGCAAAGGGTCAACACAGAGGCCATTTTCTGTAAGCAATCAAAAATACTCAAACCGATGGGATGCCATATTTGGCAGAGACAATGAGAAAGAAAACAAAGAGAAAGCATTGGAATCTTGTGAATCCAATATCTCATGCCCTAGTGGGAGCATCGATAACTCAGAGGGACAAGCTGGACAAACTAAGACTCCTTGAGTACTCAGCACTAGACGCAATGATAAAAGGCTCTGGAACTATCCTAGACTGGCGTACCTTGGTAGATGTGTTAAACCTGTCTGAGATGATGGGAAAGAATGGAGTAGGCCCAGAAGTACTACCTATTTGCCAAACAGCACAGGACAGCCTCCACAAAGCCGCTTTGCGCTACCAAGAGACAAAGAAGATGGGATTAGATGGTCAAGGTATAAAAGCCATCAGAGAATTGATCGAGTATGCTGATTTGCAACAGGGAAGTATCTCAAGATCAGAGTTTGAGAGATACATTCAGAAAACAAAAGACTACATAAAGTCAAATGGAAATCTGGTGGTAGAGATTGAATAACAAACTTTCTAGCCGTGAGAGACTACACCTAGCAAGGGTGAAAGAGATGCCTTGTGGTGTCTGTGGTCAGGCAGGGCCATCAGATGCTCACCACATTGAGCAGCACCAGCAGTATCTTTGTATTCCGCTATGTAAAGACTGCCATCAGGGTAGCCACAATGGGATTCATGGACAAGCAAGAATTTGGTCGGTTTATAAACACACAGAAATGTCGGTTTTAAACGAAACCTTGAGAAAGTTGATAGGATAGAGGCACTCGTTGCCATGAGTTTTAGAGAGACTTGTTCTCTCTTTTTTTTTATGGGATAATGGTTAAAACTCCATGAGGACTGTTATGTCTGGTTTACTTGAGCCATCCGTTAAGATTGAAATTGAGATACAAAGCCAAGAGAAAAGTGGCAAGGCTTGCCCTGTTGCTACAGGCGATTTAGAGGTCAATCTTGAGAATCGTCAGAAGGCCATCGACAAGGCTAACTATGGCCCAATGAATCCTAACGAAGCCAACATGGATTACTGGCGTGAGATCAGTAAGACTTGGAGAAACTCACCAGTTCAGGCTAAAAAGTCTCGCTGTGGTAACTGTTCAGCCTTTATCCAAACTCCTAAGATGCTTGCTTGCATTGAGAGTGGTTTGGAGATGAATGGCGAGGAGATGGATGCTTGGGAAGTGATTGACGCTGGTGACTTGGGTTACTGCGAAGTGTTTGATTTTAAGTGTGCTTCCAAGAGAACTTGTGAGGCATGGATTGCAGGTGGGCCAATAACCGAGGATGAATATGATGGGAACGACAAATCAGCAAGCTCTGGAAATGATGCAGAAGTTGATGCAGAAGAAGCCTAAACCCATGCCTATGCGTGGTGAGCGTACTGCAAAGAACAAAGCAAAGAAGCCTAAAAAATGAGCCTCTATGAGAACATCCGCAAAAAGCGTGATCGTATCGAGGCTCAAAAGGCTGCTGGAAAGACTCCAGAGCGTATGCGTAAAGTTGGCTCGAAGGGTGCGCCAACTGCGGATGCGTTTAAGCAAGCGGCTAAGACTGCTAAAAAGAAATGATTAAGCGAGGCTCAGAGCAGTTTTCTGGCTATAACAAGCCTAAGAGGACTCCTGACCATCCAACCAAGTCTCACGCTGTATTAGCGAAGTCTGGTGAGGATGTGAAGCTGATTCGTTTTGGTCAGCAAGGCGTAAAAGGTTCTGCCGATGGCACGAAGCGTAACGAAGCGTTCAAGGCTCGTCATGCGGAAAATATTGCCAAGGGTAAGATGAGTGCAGCGTTTTGGGCAAACAAGGTTAAATGGTGAACAACATGAAAATGACAAAAGCTGGTCAGAAAAAAGTTGGCAAGGTCATGGGTGAGTACAAAGAAGGAACTCTACACTCTGGTAAGGGTGGCAAGGTTGTCAAGAGCCGTGACCAAGCGATTGCGATTGCTATGGCAGAAGCCGCTAAGAAAATGGGCAGGATGAAGTAATGGAAAACTTAGGCCCAGCATTTGGCTTTTTCCCCCAGATGAAGCCTCGCAGACAGGGTAGTCCTGCTGATTCTGCTAATTTGCCTATTGACGTTTTACGAGGTCGTTTAGCTGGTTTGCTAGGCGCACCTGCTGACATTGCTAATTTACTTAGATCACCAAGCCCAACAGAGATGTTTGGTGAAGTTAATTACGAAGCACCAGCGCAGTTTCCTTATACGACTGAAAAGTTTTTAAAAGAATTGCCACTTGCGCCAACATCAAGAGTTGGTCAGGCCGCAGGTCAAGCCGCATCATTTGTCCCATTAAACCCAATACCAGCCGTTCGAAATGTGCAAAAGGTAGGTCAGGTAGTAGGTGAGGAATTAGCCGCTACGATGATGGGTCAAAGACCTAACACCATGATGAGTAAGGTAGTGCCACAGCCATTGTTTGCTGTTGCGCCAGAGGGATTGCTGTCTGTCAAAACAGAGCCTATTGAAAACCTATTGCAGACAAAGCCACAAGCACCAGTTTCAGACATTGGTTTCTATTCTGCGACTGAGCAAGCTGCGCTAAATTTAAATAGAAACAAGGGAACTGGTCAGTCTTTCATTAACGACATTATGAAAGCACCTGACGTTAAGAAGGAAGAACTGCAATTTACAGGATTGGAAGATTTCCTAAGAGATAAACCTAATGTTACTAAACAAGAGGTTCAAGACTTCTTGGCTAACAATAGGGTAGAGGTTCAAGAAATCAGCATAGACAGTTATAAATCAAAGTACCCATATAAAACTACAAGGCAATGGAATAATGCTATTGCTGAAGCTGAGAAAACAAAGAATTTCGACTTAGCTGAAGACATAAATAGAGAGTGGGAATTGTATGAGGGTATGGGTGAAAATGCGCCCAAATTCAGAGAATACCAATTGCCTTATGGTGAAAACTATCGTGAGATATTGCTGACATTGCCAAATCAATGGGAAAAACCAAGGGCTGCTCAAATTGCAAATGAAGCAAGAATTAAAGAGTTGCGCCAAGAAATGTATGGCACTAGCGGTACAGACGAAATTCGCAAAGAAATAAGTAGATTAAATAACGAAAATACAGCTTTACAGAAGCAAATTAGTGATGCTCCTATTTATAGATCATCTCATTTTAACCAGCCAAATATCTTAGCCCATATGCGAGTCAATGATCGCATTGATGCTGATGGTAAGAAAATGCTTTTTATTGAAGAAGTTCAATCAGATTGGCATCAAGCAGGTCGTGAGCAAGGTTATGCAAAGAAACAAACTAAATTGCCCAACAACTTAGAAATTATTGAAGACCCATACGCAAACAACGAAAAATACAAATTTGTTGTTGTTAATAAAGAAACAGGACTGCATACAGGTTCGGCTGGAAGCACTAAAGAAGAAGCTATTAAAACTTGGGGTGCAAAACAAGCTAAGAGTGGTGTACCTGATGCGCCATTTAAAGACACATGGTATCAATTGGCATTGAAAAGAGCATTGAAGTATGCTGCCGACAATGGATATGAGCGAGTTGGCTTAACTACTGGTAAGCAACAAGCGATGAGGTATCCAGATGAAGGTAATGTCAAAGGTATGGAAAAATACTATGACGAGGTTTATCCTAACTTTTTAGACAAGTATGGCAAAAAGTTTGGCGCACAAGTTGGTCAAACAAGGATTAAAACTGGTCGTGGTGTTGCAGGTGGTGAGCCAGTACATTACTTGGATATAACCCCAGAAATGAAACAAAGCACATCTAAGGGTCAACCCTTATTTGCGGCTACTCCACTATTGCCAGCTACAAGTCTGCTTGACGAAGAAAAGCGTAAAGAGATAACAAGTCTGTTAGAATAAAGTATTAACTTAACCTTGACCAACCCTAGAGGAGTCAAACAATGATTGAAAAACAATCAAACCTTTCAAATCGAGGTGGCGCACGAGATGGCGCAGGAAGACCTAAAGGTAGCCTAGACAAAGGTAACGCTGTCATAAGAGAGATGATCTTAGAAGCACTAGAGGGTGCTGGTGGTGTTGCATATCTAATCGACAAGGCAGAGAGCCATCCACAGGCTTTCATGGGACTAATCGGTAAAGTCTTACCACTTCAGGTAACTGGAGAAGAAGGTAAAGACATTCAGATAAGTGTCCAATGGCAGAAGTAATCGAGATAACCTACAAACCCAGAGAACAACAACTTGCTATCCATGAACTTATGGACAGTAAGCGTTTTGGTGTTGTTGTTGCCCACAGGCGTATGGGCAAGACTGTCTCTGCTATCAACCATCTAATCAAGGATGCTATCCTCAACCAAAAGGAAGCCCCTAGATACGCTTATATAGCCCCTACATATGGACAAGCTAAGAGGGTGGCATGGGACTACCTTGTGAAGTATGCAGAGCCTCTAGGTGGCTCACAGAACATCACAGAATTAAGAGTTGACTTCTGGGGTAGGCGTGTCCAGTTATATGGCTCAGACAACCCTGAATCTTTGCGTGGTCAGTACTTTGATGGGGTAATCCTAGATGAGATTGGTGACCAAAACCCTAAGATATGGACAGATATCGTCAGACCTGCACTAGCTGACAGAAAAGGCTGGTGTCTCTTTATTGGTACACCAAAGGGACACAACCACTTCAAAGAACTGCGAGACAGGGCAGAGAAAGAGGATGGATGGGGTTTGCTAGAGTTCAAAGCCTCTGAGACAGGTGTGGTGGATGACACAGAACTGAAGGCGGCTCGAAATGAGATGGGTGAGGATAAGTACCGCCAAGAGTTTGAATGTAGCTTTGACGCTGCTGTAGAGGGTTCTTACTATGGGCAAATCCTGAACGAGTTAGAAGATAAGAAGCATATGCAAGAGATTCCTTGGGAGGAACTTAGCAGAACCTTTACAGCTTGGGACTTGGGTATGGGTGACTCTACTTCTATCTGGGTGGCTCAGTTAGTAGGCACAGAGATCAGATTGATCGACTACTACGAGAATCATGGGGTAGGCTTAGACCACTATGTGAAGTGGATTAAAGATAACGACTATTCAAAAGCTGAACACATCTTGCCCCATGACGTTAGGGTTAGGGAGTTAGGCACAGGTAAGAGCCGACTAGAGATGCTTGAGGAAGCTGGCCTAGAGATCAAAATCGCCCCAAGAATGAGCCTAGACGATGGTATTCAGGCGGTTAGACGTATCTTGCCGAGGTGTTGGTTTAACGTGCCAAAGGTACAGACAGGATTGAACTGCTTGAGAAACTACCGCAGAGACTACGATGAGAAGCGTAAGATATTCTATGAAAGACCACTACACGATTGGTCTAGTCATGGAAGTGACAGTTTCAGATACTTAGCCCTTGGACTTGATGAAGGTCATAGCACTTGGTCTAAGCCGATTAACAAAGCACCGAAATGGATTGTGTAATGTATGTAGAACGCCAAGGGGTTAATCTTGCCCCAAAGATAAAAGAACTTGAAACTCGTCTTGAAATGTTAGAAAATGTGGTAAAGGCATTACAATTGGAAAAGCCCAAAATGGGTCGCCCCCCAAAGGACAAACATGGCACAGAACGAATTGTTGTCGATAATTCAAGCAGAAATTGATGACTCGATTGGCTACATTGAGAGCGAGACTGTAGAGCAGCGCAAACAAGCACTAGAAGCCTACTTACGTTCCCCTTACGGCAATGAGGTAGAGGGAAAGTCTCAGATCGTTACAGGTGAGGTAGCCGAAGCAATTGATGGTGCGCTACCCTCTTTAGTTCGCATCTTTACAGGCTCAGACAATATTGTTGTTTTTGAGCCACAAGGCCCTCGTGATGAAGCCAGCGCAAAACAGGCCACAGACTATTGTAGTTGGGTATTTTTGCGTGATAACGAAGGTGTAGCCATTCTGCATGACTGGTTTAAGGATGCTTTGCTTCAGAAAAATGGCATAGTTAAAGCATACTGGTCTGACGAGGAAAACATCACTAAAGAGCGTTACTTCAACTTGTCTAACGATGAGTTGGCAATGCTTATGTCTGACGACACAATGGAGATTGTCGAGCAAGACACAGAAGAATTCCCCATCCTAGATCAAATGGGTAATCCTGCGATTGACCAGATGGGTCAGCCAATGATTAACCAAATCCACAATGTTGTTGTTCAACAGAAAAAGATGGTTGGTCGGGTTCGCATTGAGAACGTACCTCCAGAGGAGTTCTTGATTAGCAAGAAGGCTCGTACTATTGCTGATAGCCCATTCGTAGCCCACAGACAGATGCTGACTCGTAGTGACTTGGTTGCTATGGGCTTTAACAAGAAGCAGGTAGAAGGTCTGCAAATGGATGATGCTCTTGCATACACTCCAGAGCGTGTGGCTCGTTTCTCTGCTGGTGAGCAACCTTACCAAGTACAGACTGATGACCCATCCATGCAAGAGATTGAGGTCTTTGAGTGCTATGTCAAAACTGATGTAAATGGTAAGGGTATTGCCTCACTCGTTCAAGTGTTCTACGCATCTAACGAGATTCTTGAGGATGCCAAGGGTAAAGAGATGGTCGAGGAAGTGGATTATGTTCCTTTCCACTCTATCTGCCCCATCCCAATTCCACACAAGTTCTTTGGTAACTCCCTTGCTGACAGAACAACAGACATTCAGCTAATCAAGACTACGATCACTAGACAGATTCTTGATAACCTTTACCTGACAAACAATGCACGAGTGGTTGCTGTTGAAGGTCAAGTAAACCTTGACGACTTGCTTACATCTACAGCAGGTGGTGTTATTCGTGCCAAGTCTCAGGGTGCTGTATCTCAATTGGCTGTGCAGAACGTAGCTACTGCTGCTTTCCCAATGCTTCAGTACTTGGATACCATGCAATCCAAGCGTACTGGTGTGTCTGATGCTTCACAGGGTTTAGACCCATCTATCTTGCAGAACGTGACTGCTGCTGCTGTTGCTTCTATGCAACAAGCTGGCGCAGGTAAGATTGAACTGATGGCTCGTTTGTTTGCTGAGACAGGTGTTAAGTCTCTGTTTAAGGGCATCTTGCATCTCTTGTGCAAGTACCAAGACAAGCCTCGTTTGGTGCGTATGAGAGGTGAGTTCGTAGAGTTTGACCCTCGCACATGGGCTAATCAGTACGATGTAGCGATCAATGTAGGTTTGGGTGCTGGTAACAGACAAGAGCAAATGGCTATGCTTCAGATGGTTCTTGCTAAACAAGAGCAATTGATTAACCAGTATGGCCCTGCTAATCCTTATGTCTCCCCTGCTCAGTATCGTTCTACTTTAGGTCGAATGGTTGAGTTGGCAGGATTTAAGGATTCTGGTGAGTTCTACAAAGCGATCACACCAGAGCAAGATCAGCAATTGTCTAATCCTCCTCCTCCACAACAGCCACAGATGCCTCCAGAAGTACAGGCATTGATGCAAAAGACTCAGGCTGAGATTCAGGCTAACCAACAAAAAGCCCAAGCTGATATGCAATTGCAACAACAGCAAATGCAGATTGATATGCAGATGGCTCAACAAAAGGCTGGCCTTGAGATGCAGTTACTTCGTGAGAAAGAAGCGGCTAAGTTGCAATTAGAGCGTGAGAAACAACAAGCCTACTTTGCTATGAAACAGCAAGAGTTTGAGGTTGAGGCTCAATTGAAAGCAATGAAGGTCGGTGCTGGCATTACTTCTAACGTAGAGATTAAGGGTTAATCATGGCTGCTATTGATGATCTGATTAAGCAAATCCAGTCTAGAAGTGACACTTCCCAATGGACAGGTGGCTATGGTGCTGACGCTGCTACCAAGGACATGGCTCGCATCTTGTCCAGTATTGGTATTACTAACATTAAAGACTTTGGCAAGATTCCAAAGTATGAGCCTGTTCAACAAATTGGCATGACTCTTAATGGTCAGCCTGTTCAAGGTTCTGGCTCTCAGCTTTATGTGATGGAAGCAGTAGATACTGGTGATGGCGTAGATTACGTTCGCAGAGATTTAAGCCCAGAGCAAGCAGCGCAAGTAACGCCTACTTATGGTGTTGTTACAGGAATAGACGAATATAACCAACCTACCTACAGCCCTGTTGACGCTACAAACGTAGCAGTAAAAGATGGTCAACTTGTTGGTGTTACTGGTGAAACATTTGGTAACAAGGTAACAGGTCAAGAAGTTCCAAACACCTACACAGAACGCCAAAAAGGTGACTTCTTTGGTGGAACTTACGAGGGTAAGGGCAATACTGGTTATGGTGTTCAGTTTGATGACCAAGGCTTGCCAATTTTCTACACTCAAGGCGCATCCAGTAAAGATAAGTTATTGACAACATTGATGCCAGCGGCTCAGTTAGCTTTGATGGCTACAGGTGCTGGTGGTTTGCTTGGTAACACTTTGCTAGGCGCAGGTGCTAATCAAGTGGCTGCTGGCGCATTGGGTGGTGCTTTGCTTGGTGGTGGTACTGCTGCCCTAGCAGGTCAAGATGTACTCAAGGGTGCTTTGCTTGGTGGTGCTGGTGGTGCTTTGTCTGGCTACCTAAACCCTACTACTGGTCAAATCTCGTCTACACCTACAGAGGGTTCTGTTCCTCTTAGTACTGATGACATAGCCAAATTGACAGGCTCATCTGGTGATCTAGGCATTGATTATTCTTTGGCTAATGCATCTGGTGCAAATGCTGTAGAAGGACTAAAGGTTGGTAGAGCAGCTAACCTTGCTGAAATGGGTGGTGGTCAAGGTCTAACATTTAATGTAGGCGCACCAGTTACCTCTGTTGCTGATGCAGTTAGAGCCATTGCCACAATGAATGGAAGCGTTAATCCTGCTAATCTTGCAAGCATGGGTGGTGGTCAAGGCTTGACTTATCAAACCCCAACAGGCTTGGTTACAGAGGGTGGAATACTTAATGTAGGTGGCTTAACAGGTAATAATTCTGTGATTAGCCAAGGTGGTATTGATACTGCTGCCAACATTGGTTCAAACATTGCCAAGCGAGTTGCTGAAATTGATACTGGTGTAGATAAGATTAATTTAAAAACTACTCCTCCCCCTCCTACAGAATCAACAGCCGCTAAGACTGGTTTGGGTGCATCAGATATTATTAGAGCCGCAGGTGTTGCTGCCACAATAGCTGGTATAAATGCAGCATCAAAACCTACTGGTTCTGGTGGATTCCCAATAGTACCTATACCTAGCGATTGGACTAGCCCAATTAAACCTACAGGTACAGCAGCGTTCACTCCTTTAACACCGATTGACTTCGGTAATAAAGAGATGCTTCGTGGTACTCAATGGGAACAATTGCTAGACCCTAATTATGGTAAAGCTATTGAAATGCCAGTCTCTACCAACCCATCTAACATGACGTTTAATGAGTTGACCAGAATCTTGGGTAGTTCAAGAGAATCAATCCCAACACAGAACCTTACAATCAACGATGTAATTGCAGGAATACAAAGCCAATATGGACAAACACCTCAAGGCTCAATGGGCTAAGAATCTGTTAAGTGATGACTTTTTCATAGAAGTCATAGATAACTTGAAAAAACAACAGATTAGTGTAATAATTAACACAAGTGGTGAAGAATCTGATAAGCGTGAAGATGCTTACAGACACATCAAGACAATTGAATTGATTACAGGACACCTAGAAGGCTTGGCCTCGGAAACTCTAATCAAAGAGAAGAAGTGGAAGATTTTGTAATTCTGTGGTATAAAAGCCACACCTCCGTCTAGAAGGTTTCTAGCGATTTTTGAGATGACAAATGGAAAACACCAACCCACAAGGGAGTGAAAGCCTAGATGTAAACCAAGCCGCTTCAGCGTTTGAGGGGATGATGGGTGATTCTGAGGAAGCCGAAGAAGGCCAATCCGAAGGTCAACTAGAAGACCAACAAGAGACTGATGAAGTTGAGTATTCTGAAGAAGAAGAACCCAAGCCAAGATATAAAGTCAAGGCAAGTGGTGAGGAAGTTGAGGTAGAACTTGACGAACTCATTAAGGGTTATCAACAAGGTGCAGATTACACTAAAAAGTCTCAGGCTCTAGCTGAACAACGTAAAGCTCTCGAAGCTGAACGTAATCACTTAGAGTATGTAAAACAAGAGCGACAGGCATATGCCCAGAAGTTGCAAGCGTTGGATAGCTTCCTTTCGCAGCAAAATCAGGGTGTTAACTTAGATGTTCTAAAGGAAACAGACCCCATTGGCTATGCCGTGGCGGTTGCTGAACAGAGTCAGCGAGAGAAGCAATTAGCAGTAGTTAGGAATGAGCAGCAAAGACTTGCCCAACAGCAACAATCTGAGCATCATGCCTCTTTGCAAAACCATCTCCGTCAAGAGTCTGAGAAGTTAACCAGTTTGATTCCTGAGTTGGCTACGCCACAGGGTGATGCGGTTCGGAAACAAATCCGTGACTATGCGAAGTCTGTTGGGTGGTCTGACCAAGAACTCAGTCAACTATATGACTCTCGTGCTGTGGTGACTTTGTATAACGGGATGAAGTATCAGCAACTTCAAAAGAGCAAGCCAGAGGTAAATAAGAAACTTCAAGCTGCTCCTAAGATGATGCGATCAGGAACTTCTGCTCCGCCTACGAAGTCATCAAGTGATAAACAGGCAATGCAAAGGTTGCGTGAAACTGGAAAAGTCCAAGACGCAGCAAAAGCATTTGAACGATTCTTTTAAATTTGGAGTTTTAAAATGGCTACATATCAAACATATACCGCAATCGGTATGCGTGAAGACCTCTCTGACGTTATCTATAACATCAGCCCTACAGACACCCCTTTCATGTCTTCCATTGGCAAGACAAAGGCTACTGCTGTTCTGCACGAGTGGCAGACCGACAGCTTGGCTGCTGCTACTTTGGACAACTTCACAGTCGAGGGTGCAACAGCATCTGACGCTACCATGTCTCCAACTACCCGTGTTGGCAACCGCACTCAGATCGCACAGAAGACTATCAAGATTTCTGGCACTTTGCAGAGCGTTGACAAAGCTGGTCGTAAGTCTGAAAAGGCTTATCAACTTGCCAAGGCTTCTAGCGAAATCAAGCGTGACATGGAAACCTCTTTGTTGAGCAACCAAGTTGCTGCTAACGGCAATAGCTCTACTGCTCGTAAATTGGGTGGTCTGCAAGCATGGTTGTCTTCTAACTATGATGGTGGTACTAATGGTGTGGCTGGTTCTTTGGGAACTACTGCTCGTACCAATGGCACAAACCGCACTTTTGACGAAGCAATCTTGAAGACTGTTATTCGTGAAGTTTATGCTTCTGGTGGCAATCCTAAAGTGTTGATGGTCAACCCTGCACACAAGCAATTGGTTTCTGGCTTTGCTGGTATCGCTGCACAGCGTTTCATGGCCCCATCAAATGCTCCTACTACCATCATTGGTGCGGCTGACGTTTATTTGAGCGATTTCGGTACAGTTTCTGTTGTGCCTAACCGCTTTATGACTTCTACCAACACTTGTGACGAAGTTGCATATGTGCTTGACCCCGACATGGCTGCTATCGCTTACTTGCGCCCATTCCAGACCAACGAGTTGGCTGTAACTGGTGACAATGAGTCTACACAATTGTTGTGCGAGTTCACATTGGAAGTTAAGAACGAAGCTGCTCACGGCATCATTGCTGACATTACACCTTAATCTAAGGTAACTCCGAAAAATGCCTCAGACTAATCCTCTGGGGCATTTTCTTTTCTACCAAAACTGATAGAATTAGGCTATGCAAAACCCTGTCAATTTTCGTCAAACTGCTGTTCACTCTGATGGTGAAGGTGGTATCGTTATTCAGACTCGTCAGGACATAACTGACATTGTTGAGCAGAACAAAAAAGAGTACAACTCTTATGATGAAAAGGCTCGATGGTCTGATAACTTGTTTGGAAATAAAATAGCTTCTATTCCAATGACAGTTATTGATGATCTTAACAAACAAGGCATCATGCGTGGCTTTGCTGTGCTAGACGAGAAGCGTTTCAGGGCATGGTTAAATGAGCGTGATAACAGAGTTTTTAGAACTCGGACAGGAGTAGTATGAGTTTCGCAACATACTCTGATTTACAGACCTCGATTGCAGGTTATCTGGCTAGGTCTGATCTGACTAACCAGATTCCAGACTTCATTACATTTGCTGAGAATCGTCTGCGTAGAGAACTGCGTATTCGTCAGATGCTCAAATCTGTAACAACAGCTACAGTATCTGGTGACTCTACTGTTGAGTTACCTGCTGACTTTATTGAGATTCGTGATTTTGTCGCATTGACAAACCCAATTCAGCCATTGAGTTACTCTAGTCCATCTGCTTTGTCTAATGACCCAAGAGCATCAGAAGTTGGTGTTCCTAAGTCTTACACAATCTTGGCTAACGAGTTCTTACTGTCGCCTCCTCCTGATGGCATCTACACATTGAGATTGCTGTACTACGCAGCACCTCCATATCTGTCTAGTTCAAACGCATCTAATGTGTTTTTGAATGTTGCGCCTGATGCGTTGCTTTACGCTGCTTTGCTTGAGGCAGAACCTTATTTGATGAACGATGGTCGAATCAATACATGGGGCACTATGTATGATCGTGCGATTACCACTCTTACCAAGTCTGACGAAGAAGGTCAGTACTCTGGTGTCCCATTAGCAATGAAACTTACTGCAAGGTGAAACTATGGCTGAAATGTCTAACTATTTGGAAAATGCTCTTATCAACGTAACTTTGAGAGCAACTAGCTACACAGCACCAACAACTGTGTATGTGGCTTTGTACACTTCTGACCCAACAGATGCTGACACAGGTACTGAGGTATCTGGCACTAGCTATGCTCGTCAGTCTGTGACGTTTGGTGCGCCTAGCAATGGTGCGACTACCAACTCTGCTGCTGTTGAGTTTCCTCAAGCTGGTGGCTCATGGGGTACTGTTACCCACATTGGTATTCGTGATGCTTTGACTACAGGTAACTTGCTTTATCACACAGCACTAGACGCATCTAAGACTATTGCAACTGGTGACGTGTTCCGCATTGCCTCTGGTTCATTGAGCGTTACTTTAGCGTGAGATGGCTGATTTACTGCCTCCGTGGACAATTGACTCGCTAGACAATTTAAAGTCTAGCATTGATGACTTAACACTCACACTCGATAGTCCACTCTACACCACTTCAGTTACCCTATGGGATGCCTATGGGTCTGTGAGTGCTTCTGCGACTGTTACGGCTGATGCGGTAAGGGTTCAGTTTGGTGTAGCGGTAGTAGATGGAACGGCAACAGTTACGGCTGATGCTGTCAGGGTTCAATTAGCTAGTGCAAGCATTACAGGTTCAGCTAGTGCTTCTTGTGATGCAATCAGGGTTCAGTTTGGCTCTGGTGCTATTGACGCTAATGCAACAGTTACTGCGGATGGAACAAGAGTTCAGTTTGGTAGTGGAAGCATTGAGGGTAATGCGACTGTAACTGCTGTTGGTGGCATCATTAAGGATGGTGTTGCCTCGATTACTGGCAATGCAACAGTAACAGCTAATGGTGGTGTGGTTGCTGAAGGCGTAGCGTCTATAACTGGTAGCGCAACTGTTAGTGCTACAGGAATTCGTGTTCGAGATGCTGTTGGTATCATAGATGCAACTGCAACTGTAACTGCTTCTGCAATCAGAGTCCAAAATGCTATTGCAGGTATTACTTGTAATGCAGATTTTACGGCCTCTGCTTCCGCAATTTACGCAGGAGTAGCGTCTGTAAATGGTACGGCTACGATCACAGCAAAAGGTGTAATCCTTGGTGAGAACTGGACACCAGTACCAGAAGACGATAACACTTGGACTCCAGTTTCTACAAATTCAAATACTTGGACAACAGTTTCAAGTGACTCAAACACATGGACACCTGTGTCTGCTAATGACAATACATGGACAATTCAGGCTCAAGGAAGTAACACATGGCTACGACAAAATTAGTATTTGGTGAGTGGATGCCTGACCAACCTAGCATCTCTGGTGCTTTGGTGGATGCAAAGAACGTAGTTTCTCAAGCTATTGGTTATGGCCCATTTCCAACAGCGGCTACATTCTCTGCGGCTGCTTCTGAAAACTTGACTACATTGGTAGCAGGGAAAACCCCAGTAAACGCTACTAAGTTATTCGCTGCTGGCTCAACCAAGATATTCGATGTTTCTGGTGTTGGTGCTTTGACCAATGTTTCTAAAACTGGTGGTTACACACCTAATGCTTCTGCTGATAGATTTAGATTTACTCAGTTTGGCAATGTGATTATTGGAACTAACAATAGTGACCCAATACAAGCCTACACCTTGGGTACTTCTACGGCATTTGCTGACTTAGCGGCTGGTGCGCCTAGATGTAAGTTTTTGACAGTAGTTCGTGACTTTGTGGTTACTGCATTTACGACTGAGAGTTCTA